ATTATCCTGACGAGAGATGGGCGCAAGAGGTTATTGAGGAATGTGCTGCTTTTCCTTTTGGTGAACACGACGATTATGTTGACTCCACCACTCAAGCTCTGTTAAGATTCAGACAGGGAAATTTTATCACGCATCCAGAAGACTACGAGGATGAGCCAAGTATGTTGAAGATGCGAGAATACTATTAGGGGGCAATATGGCTGAAGAGGAAAGATTTGCACAAGGAAAAGATTTAAAAAAGAAAAAAACAAAAAAAGGTATTGATAGAACAGAAGAGTACCTAAATTTTAAATTTAAAAATAAAAAAGATGAAAGCTATAACAAAATGGAAGCTAAAGACGGCAAGAAAACTGACTTCGGTAAACTATCTGTTAAAGCAGGTATAGATAATAATCCAAACCCAACACAAGCTGATAGAATTGCTGGTGCAACAATGAAAGCAAAAGACGGTGCGCGTACCAAGGTACGTGGTGTTAGAATCGCTAATAAAGGTTTTAGAAAAGCAAAACTTAGCTAATGGATAAAAAAATTAAAAAAGGGCAAAGTGGGTTTAGATCTAGTGCAGGTATACTAGATGATACGAGTTTAGATATTATTCCAGAATTTATGGGTAATATCAAAAGACCTAACTTACAAGGCGATCCAACTAAACTTTCGTTCGAGAACCTCGGGCCGTTGTTAGCGATGATGGCTGCTGGAACGTATCCCGCTGTCAGTGCTATGGTTGATGATGAAGAAGGGAAGCTTCGAGATCAAGGTATTATTGTACCTCCTAAAGGAAGAACGGAAGAAGAAAAAAAACAAGATGTAAGTCCAGTCGGTGGTGGTTTTACTCCATTAAGTGATGAAGATAGACTTCCTCAAAGCACTGCTGGTGAAGCTCCCAAAGTAGATACAAAACTTCCTCCTACAACTCAAATACCTGAAGAAAAAATTGAGCCAGTCGGTGGTGGTTTTACTCCATTAACAGATGAAGAAAAAATTCCTACAATTTTGACAATGTCAGATAAAACTAAAAAAGAAGATACATCCAAGGCACTCGTTCCGACTAAGATGATGGAAAGTTTGGATGAGCTACCTGATCCTATGGAAAAATATCAAAGTGATATTGCACCACGTTTTTCTCAAACAGAAGACTACATTAAAACAAATTACACAGGTACTGAAAAAAAATTACTTAACGATTGGGTTAATGAATTATTTAATCCACAAAAAGGTTTAACATTGGAACTAAGAGATACAGGACTTGCAGCTCAGTTAGAACAAATTAATCAAGCAGACCCAAAAAGAAAAGTTACTTCCAAAGAATTATTAGAATTAGTACAAGCAGCAGATAATCAATTAGCAGGTTTTGGTAATTATACAGTAATGGGTGGAAACCAAGAGCTCTTTCCTCAAACTGTGGACAATGCTCTTACACAAATAGATGGATTAGAAGTTGTTGTACGTCCAGGAAAAATGTCTGACTTTATGGAAAGATATAAAAATTTAGTAACCAGTAGTTTAAATCAAATCAAAGATGTAACGAACAGAGATGATGCAGCTGATGTTATGGCAAATATTAAAGTTTTAGAACAAGAGCTTATAAGAGAAGAAGGTTTAAATCCAGATTTTTTAGAAAGAAATAGAGAGTATGGACAGATACAAGATTACATACGTCAAGTAGGACAAGCATTACAAGGCACTGTATTTACAAATGAACATATTAACATTGGTTTACCTGATACACGTGCAGAAGATTATTCTGTAATTACACATAATTTTAATCCTTATTTTGGACAAGATTCAAGAACAAGTTCGCATAACACTTCGCACCCTACAGCCGATAATACAGTTGCTTTTAGTAGAGGTAGAAAAATACAAAATTATGAAAATGGTGATGAAGGCACTATCATTATGGAAATGCAATCAGATATACATCGTAACAAACCTGCAATTGAATATCCTACATCAGCAAATGATTTTACTTCAAGTAGAGATTTTTATCCGTATGCAGGTGGAGCTCAATATTGGGTAAAACAAGTAATGAAGGATAGACTTACACAAGCCTTAATTGATGGAGATGATTTTTTAGGGTGGGTTCCAGGTGAAGTTGTAGCTCATTATGAAAGTGCAGATAAAGATGACTACAAGGGTTTTATTAGTATTTACAATAATAAGACAAATGAATTTATAAAAAAAATAAACAAGGATATTACTAAAAGAGGTAAATCACTTGGTATGACTGATGAAGAAATTAACATGGCAACTCTTAAAGTAAGAAATGATGGTCAATATAAATTTACTACTGGAGGAAATGATTACGCAGCAAGGATAAATCAAAATCAATATCCTGGAATGGAAAAGTATGTAAGAGTTGGCGAAAAATCAAGAAATAAAGATCAGTATCGTTATGGAGAAATAGAAAATACTTTGCAATTAATCAATATGCCTTACATTGACCTAAAAGCTAGAGAAGATTTTGACCCTAACCTTTTAAAGAAAATTGGCTTCCCTCAATTCAAAAAGGGTGGTAAAACAAAAACTTCAAAGGCAGATCCTTTGATTGATATCGAAATATTCTTTGAAAGCGTATAATGGCTATAGATAATAAAATTCAACCGACTGAAAGTGACATTGTTGTAGATGAATATGCAAGTGGTCCTGTTAGTATAAATATAGAAGGTCAACCAACACAAAATAATATTGAAATGTTACAAGATGGTTCAGCAATTGTTGGTCCACAGACACTTAACATGCAAGCAACTTTTGATGCTAATTTAGCAGAGTTTGTTGATGAAGATGAATTAGAAAAATTAAGTTCAGACTTGATTGCTGAATATGAGACTGATAAGGATACAAGAAAGGATTGGGAACAAGGATACACGCAAGGATTAGACCTTCTAGGATTTAAATATGAAGAGAGATCACAGCCCTTTCAAGGAGCAAGTGGTGTTACCCACCCATTATTAGCAGAGTCAGTTACACAGTTTCAAGCGCAAGCATACAAAGAATTATTACCAGCAGGTGGTCCAGTAAAATGTGACATCGTAGGTGCAACAAATCCACAAGTAGAAGAACAAGGAAAAAGAGTTCGTGATTTTATGAACTTTCAAATAACTTCTGTTATGGAAGAGTATGATCCTGATATGGATCAAATGTTATTCTTTCTAGCATTAGCTGGTTCTTCTTTTAAGAAAGTTTATTACGATGCAAACTTAGGTAGAGCTGTTGCAAAATTTATTCCCGTAGAAGATTTAGTTGTTCCTTATCACTCATCAGATTTAGAAACAGCACCACGCATAACTCATGTTTTAAAACAAAATAAAAATGAGGTAAGAAAAAGTCAAGTTAATGGTTTTTATAGAGATGTAGATCTTGAGTCTATGTTACCTAGTGAAAGTGCTATTCAAGAAAAATATAATTCTATTGAAGGGGTCAGCCCTGATGATGTTCAGTATGATAACGAATGTACCTTACTTGAGATACATTGTGATTTAGACATAACAGGCTTCGAAGATATCGGTTTGAATGGTGAGCCTACTGGTATTAAATTACCTTACATAATTACAATCGATGAAGGTTCAGGAAAAGTTTTATCAATCTACAGAAACTATAAACAAGGCGACCCTCAAAAAAAGAAGATACAATATTTCGTTCACTATCGTTTCCTTCCAGGTCTTGGCTTTTATGGCTTTGGTCTTATCCACATGTTGGGGGGTTTATCACGATCGGCTACTTCCGCGTTACGTCAACTTATTGATGCGGGAACATTATCAAATCTTCCAGCAGGATTTAAAGCAAGAGGTCTTAGAATTAGAGACGATGACAATCCATTACAACCTGGAGAGTTCAGAGATGTTGATGCACCGGGTGGAGATCTAAGATCAAACTTTGTACCATTACCTTATAAAGAACCGAGTCAAACTTTATTTATGCTTCTTGGTTTTTGTGTAGATGCAGGTAAAAGATTTGCTGCTGTAGCAGACGCAAAAATTTCAGATTCAAACAATGCTAATCCAGTTGGAACAACTATGGCAATGATTGAGCAAGGAACAAAAGTTATGAGTGCTATTCATAAAAGAATGCACTACGCACAAAAAATAGAATTCAGATTATTATCAAGAGTATTTCAATTATATCTACCACCAGAATATCCATACAATGTAACTGGTGGACCTCGCATGATAAAGGTTCAAGACTTTGATGATAGAATTGATATCATTCCAGTTTCTGATCCAAATATTTTTTCAATGTCACAAAGAATTCAATTGGCTCAAGCACAATTACAATTAGCACAATCTAATCCACAGATTCATAATCCATATGAAGCTTACAGAAGAATGTATCAAGCACTTGGTGTTCAAAACATTGATGCTATTTTACCTCCTCCTGCTAAACCACAACCAAAAGATCCAATAACAGAGAATGCAGAATTACTTATGAAGAAAACTGCTCAATCTTTTGTTGAACAAGACCATGTTGCTCACATTAATACACACAGAGCTTTCATATCCTCAGTGTTAGTTAGAACTATGCCTGATGTAATGGTAAATATTACTTCTCATATTCTTCAACATACCTCAATGTTAGCTACCCAAAATGTTTTAGAAAAAAATAAAGAAAAAATTGATGCACTAACTCAACAATTTGGAGGTCAAATACCAGAACAGATACAAGCAGCTGTAAATAAATTGTTAAATGAGCAGATTGCTCAAGTAGAAATGGAACTTATGAACCAAATGATTGCTGAAGAGCAAGAATATCTTGAAGGTGGAGGTGAAGATCCGTTAGTTGAGCTTAAAAAAGAAGAAATAAACATAGAAAAGCAAAGAGTTCAAGCTGATAACATGGCAAAAATGGCAAAAACTGAACTTGACATTGCAAAATTACAACAAAAAGCTGAAATTGATGAAGCCAAACTACAACAAACAGCCGAATTAGCTGCTAGACGTAATAATATTCAAATGCAAAAATTAAATGCCACTAAAAAAAGGTAAATCTCAAGAATCTATTTCAAAAAACATTAAAATGTTGAAAAAAGAGGGTAAACCTACGAAACAAGCTATTGCTATTGCTTTATCAAAAGCAGGAAAAAACAAGAAAAAAAGAAAAAAGAAATAACTTGATAAATTTCAAAATGTTATCATAGTTAGTATATGAATAACTCAAAATTTAATGTTGATGAGATAGTAAATGATTTAACTACCTATGCTTTTGAAAATGGTAGAAATCAAGAAGAGATGTTAATAGTTGCATCCATGATGATAGTCACTGCAAAAATGATTTATTTACAAACCTTGGGAAATAATGGTAATACAGTCTTTGAGAATGATAAAGAAATTATTCTTGAACAACATAAACCAACAGTACACTAAGGGGTCGTATGAAATTTAAAAACGCTAAAATGACCGAAGTTCCACAAAAAAATCCTTTTCCAAATCCTGTTGTAGGATCAGATGCCGCGATTACTTTCTCTCCATTCGTCGTAAAAGATAATAAGGGAAGTGGACCTCAAGGTCAGACAAGCAGAATGCAAATTAAAAAAGTAGCTTTTAAAGGCGTAAAATAGTATATACATCTACTTTAATAAAGGAGGTTATATGAACCTATTAAAAGATCTATGGTCACACATCAAAGAATGGAGTGATTGGCAGATGAAGGATTGGATAAAAGCCGCTATAGTTGCGATTGTAGTTATCTGGATATTAAGCTGGATGACAGGCGGAGCAGCATAGTGCTTCAAGCTCTCGGAGGATTACTTAGTGGTAAAGGCGGAGCCTTAAAAACCATTGCTAAAGTAGTCGATGAGATTCATACATCAGAAGAAGAGAAATTAGATAAAAAGATTTTAATGCAACGCATTCAACAAAAGCTTGCAGAAAAGCAATTAGATGTTAATGCAAAGGAAGCCAGCCATCGCAGCGTATTCGTTGCTGGCTGGCGACCAGCTATAGGATGGTGTGGAGCCCTTGCCTTATTTTTTGCTTTTATATTATCGCCATGTATTGATTGGTATGCAAAATTTTCAGGTATGGATATTGTTCCACCTGCTATAGAAACTGGACCCCTTCTAGCAATTGTCACTTCAATGCTCGGCGTATCGGGCCTTCGCACTTTTGAAAAGGCAAAAGGATTAACTAAATAATGAAAAAAGGTAATAAGAAAAAAGTGAAAAAAGTAATTAAAGGTTTGAAAAAAGCATCTAACTTACATGCAAAACAAGCAAGAACTTTACAGAAAGTAATTAGAAAAAAGTGACATACGACGAATTAGCTGGTTCAGTAAAATTATCCGAAGGATTTCGAGATCACGTTTACAAAGACACTGAAGGATTTGCTACAATTGGATGGGGTCATAAAGTAGTACATGAAGATAATTTTGAAGAAGGTAAAACATATACCAAAGAAGAACTACAAGAAGTATTTGATAAAGATTTGAACAAAGCAATTGGTTTAGCAAGGCAGCTCATGGAAGAGTATGGTGTGTCAGATTTACCAACAACTGCTCAACACACTCTAACTGAAATGGTTTTTCAGTTGGGAAAATCAGGTGTAAAAAATTTCCGCAATATGTGGAAAAACCTGCAAAACCGTAATTTTGAAGGCGCGAGTTTAGAGATGTTAGATTCGAAGTGGAATCGTCAAACTCCAAATCGTTGTAAAAAATTATCGGATCAAATGAAATCGTGCGCTTAGAAAATTTTTTTACAGCATATAAAAACGATTTAATTGCTAGACAAAAGCAGATAGAAGAAGTTATATTAGGCGGACAGGTAAAAGACTGGTCGCATTATATGTATTTGACTGGAAAATTAGCTGCTTTAAGACAAGAAACTCAGGAGCTTTCGCTTCTGCTAAAGAATACGGAGTTAGAAGATGACTAAACCAAAACTTATCGTACCAAAACATGTTTGGGATGGTGCGCAGGCTGAAAAAAAGAAAGACGAACTAGAAAAAGTACCAACCCCAACTGGTTGGAGAATAGTTTTATTTCCATTAAAATTAGAAGGTAAAACAAAAGGTGGTGTTCTTCTTACAGATGATACTGTCTCTGAATCTCAAATGACAACTAACATTTGTAAAGTTCTCAAAGTAGGCCCTTTGGCTTATAAAGATAAAACAAGATACCCCGATGAAAAACCTTGGTGTAAAGAAGGCGATTGGGTGATTATTACTACCTACGCTGGATCAAGAATTAAAATTGATGGTGGAGAACTTAGAATTGTTAATGAAGATGAAATCATAGCAACTGTGGATGACCCACGTGATATTTTACCAAAAAATATAATGTAAATGGAGAATACTATGCAACCTGAATCACTAAATGAAGAAAAATTAATACCTCTTGATACCACAGGAGAAAATATTGACGTTGAATTAAAAGAAAAACCAAAGGAAGAAAATGAAAAAACTATAGAAGTTAAAGAAGAAGTAAATGATTCAAAACCTAAAGAAGAGGGGACTGAACATGAACAGTATTTAAGTAAGAAAAAGAAAAAAGAAGATCCTCGTTTAAGAATTAATGAACTAACTGGAAAATGGAGAGAGGCAGAAAGACAGCAAGTAGCTGCTATTGAATATGCAAAAGCTGTTCAAAAAGAAAATGAAGATCTAAAGAAAAAAAATGCAACTCTTGATAATTCCTATATTGAAGAGTTTAAAACTAGGGCAACTTCTGAAGAAAATAATATTAAAAAAGAACTTCAAGAGGCTATGCAATCAGGTGATTTTGGAAAACAAGCTGATTTACAATCTAAATTAACTGATACAATCCTACAAAGACAAAGAGCAGAAATGACTCTTCAGAAAAAAATTCAGGAAGAAAAAAATAAACCTGAAGAAAAACCTGTTGATTTTACTGCTCAACAAAAAGCACCACCTGTACCTGAGCCTTCAAAAAAAGCTCAAGAATGGGTATCAAAAAATTCTTGGTTCGGAAACGGATCAGACAGCGGACATGATGTCGTAAAAACCATGGCAACATATGGTATTCATCGTCAATTGATCACGGAAGGCGTTGATCCTGAGTCAGATGATTATTATAATGAAATA